TGATATTGTAATAAATTGTGGAAACTGATGCAACACCACTTACTACCATAAATAATAGACTCGCAATAATATTAACTTGATTAATACTTAATATGTAGCTACCTACACTTAATAATGCGCCCGATATACTATTATGGTCTAAATGGTTATTGCTCATTTGCTTTTTCGATAATTGGTTTTGCAATTGTATTATAGGCTTCGGTTACTGCCAATACGCTTTCTGCATTTTCAAATACACCTCTCTTAATAGATTGGTCTAATAATTGTTTAATTAATTCTAAGGCTTGTTTGTTTTCCATTTGTATATTTATTAAAGGTTAAAAAAGTTATACTAAAATAAGGTTTAATTGAGTTGCTCCCCATTGGTAAGCGTAACTATTAGAATCCGGACTACTGCTATAAGATACATAATCTTCTCCTGTCATTGTTAAATTACCACCTGCTAATGGAATATCAGTTGATGTAAATAATTGATAGTAAAAAGTTGCACTATCAATTAAGTTATCGTTAATACTTTGTAAGTTAAAAATAGTTGCAGGTAATAAAGTACCATTGTACCATATTGATACAGGTTGTATTTCTTTCATATTAATTTATATTATTTATTCTATCGTTTAATGATGTTATCATTGCTTGTTGTTCTTGAATAGCTTTGGTTAGCATAGCAATTATACCTCTATCATAAATACCCCATTTGCCATTTTCATCTTTTGGAGTGTTTGCTACCTCCTCGCCTAATGCTTCATTTACTTCTTGAGCATAGAATCCTAATTGTCTGCTAGTATCTTCTATACCACTATCATCTTTCCAATAAAAATATCTTGGCTTTAATTTTAATACTTTATCTAAAGCATTATCTATATATCCATCTTCTGTTTTTAAATTTTTATCAGACACTACAACAATAGCACCACCACTCATAGTCATTGTACCATTACCATATTTAGGCATTAAAATAGTACCATCACTTCTAACATAAAAAAGACCATTAGCTGAACTATCATAAAGTATCATAGCATAAGTAGAACTTGTTGTACCACCACTATAGCATATTATTTTTACACTTACATTTTCAGCACCATTTATACATACATTACCCCCACTTGTAATACGCATCCTTTCGGTAAAGCTAGATGTAGTTCTAAATATTAATGCACCACTAGAACCATTATCAACATATCCATTTGTACCATCTCCAAATATTTGTAAAGAACCTGTACCATTACCTCTTAACGAAACAGCACTTCCTGAAGTTCCATCAATAGTTAAAGCTGTATATCCTGACCCTATTGCTAAAGGATTATTTGTTCCAATTCCCACATTACCGGCACTAGTTATCCTCATTCTTTCTCCACTATTAACTACGAAATACATAAAGTTTGAAGAATTACTATATCTTATTTGACCAATAGCATCACCACCACTTGTATTACCAAATAAAATACCTCCTTCATTGCTTGCCCCACCATATAAAGAAATAAAAGGGTCTGCACTTCCATTATAAATTGTCAATAATCTACTTGGAATTGTTGTTCCTATACCTAATCTATTATTAGTATTATCCCAAAATAAATTTGAATTATTTTGACTTACTAAACCACTAGCACCACTAAATAATACTGAACCTGCGGTTATTGTTCCTAAGGTTAATGAACTATTTAATTTTGTTGTTCCTGTAACTTCAAAACCAAAACTACTTGACCTACTACTACTACCAATAATTACACTATTTGGAAATATTGCATAACCTGTATTCAAAAAGTATGCTCTATAACTACCATTGGCATTGTCATAAATACTAAAATCATTATTACCACCATTGTAATAATTACCAATAGTCCATTTGCTTGTTCCTGCACTTTGCATCTGCAAAGTTGCATTGGTTACACCTGTACCATTAAATTGAGCATTTACACCCGTACTACTATGAATATCTAATCTTACACCTGGTGTTGGAGTTCCTAAACCTAATCTCTTGTTGGTATTATCCCATACAAAGTTGGTAGTATCTTGGTCTATCAATCCACTACCACTACTTGGGAACAATACACCTCCATTGGCTAAACCTATTACATAAAGTTTTTGTGAACTTTGTAAAGTTAAATCTCCACCTAAAATATTTATTCCGTGAGTAGTACTATTACCATTGGCGGTAACTTGGTCTAAATTACTGCTTCCGCTTCCTGTATCTGCAATTAAATTCCATCCTGTAATAACATCTTGGAATATTTGATGTGTATCGGTACTAATAAATAACCTTCCACCATATCCGGCCGCAGGTCTATTTGCGTATCCATCCGAATATAAAGCAGGAGTGCCTTTTTGGTTTAATACATTAAAATCTACTTTTATAGTACTCATACTATTATATGTTTAAATATCTTTTACGAATAATAGTTACATTACCTGTTGTACCACCTACAAAATTTACAAAAAATCGTTGAGTGGTTATTTCTCCAACATTTCCTGCAATTTCCAATTGTTGATTTGGTTGCAAAGTAATATTTTCTATATTAACTGAATTTGAACCATAGTTAATAAAAGTTAAACTATTATAAGGGTAACCTCCAACATATTGGCTTACATTACAACTAAAAAAATCAATCTCGTATTTTAGTATGTTTATATTTACGTCTGTCATATTATATAGTATTTGGTATTGAACCTAATTTTTTATATCCCGAAAGTGAAAAATGTGCCTGTACTTGATTCTCTATAACATTACCTCTTGCATCTAATGTTTGAAGAATTGGGGCTCCTGTTGTGTCAATAGTTTGTACACCTGTACTATTTATAGGACTATTTGGATTAACCGATGTTGGAGCAATTCTTTCAGTAAGTACGGAAGCACTTGCATTTTTGTTCCTGTAATACAGGTACAATCCTATTCCAACTATTCCTAATAATATCAAAGTTTCTTTTTTCATTTTTATTTATTTTATGCTTGGTCTAATGGTCTATCTATTAAATCAAAAGAAAGGGGGTCTGCAATAACTTCTTCTCCTCCTATTTGTTGAATCCATTGTGAATTTCTAAGTGAATCCCAAAATGATTCTCCACCGCCTGCATCTTGTTCAAATATATAACTACTTTGAAAACTTGGTACGTTATAAACAGGTTGAGTGTAAATTTCTCCACTTCCACTTGATACAGGGATAGGTTCAACATATACAGGAGTTGGTTCTACAATTACAGGAGTTGGTTGTACAATTACAGGAGTTGGATTATCTATAATAGGTTGGTCAAAAATATTACCACCACCCGGAGTTATATTTATATCTCCTCCACCAAACACAGGTGGAACATCTATATAACCACCGCTTGGAGTTCCACCACCTGTACTACCACCACCCGGCATCTCTCCACCACCACCACTACCTGGCCCTACTGCACCACCATCAACAGGAATTTCTGCACCACCTGTAATTATTTCTATAATTTTTTTTATATTATCAACAGGTAAAGTTGTTACAGGGTTTTCAACAACTGCGGGTTCCCCATTCCAAGTTTCTATGAATCCGGGATCTCCGGGAGCAAGTGGACGGGGAGCAAATATTTGTTGAACAGGTACACCACCGCCACTTGGAGTTCCTCCACCGCTTGGAGTTCCTCCACCATTAATAGGAGTATCTCCACCACTTGGAGTTCCTCCACCATCAATAGGAGTTCCTTTTTTATCGTCTTTGGGGGAAATTATATCTACAATTTTTTGAATATTGTCAACAGGTTTATCAGCAGGTAAAGAAATATCAATAGGAGTTTCAATAGGAACAATTGGTCGTACAGGTGGAACAATAGGAACTAAATCTCCACCACCTGGAGTTGGCGCAACAACAACTGCTTTAGGTTTAAATATTAAATATAAACCAATTCCTGCCAATGCCATAACCAATAAATTTTTATTCTTTTTTTCCATTAGTTTAATATTTGAACATCGTCTTTAAATACAAATCCGGGTATTCCATTCATAAAATTTGTACCTATTACAACGCTAAACATATCGTCTTTTTGTCCTGTCATAGTCATTCCTATTCCTGGACTATTATAAGTGTATATTACTCCACCATTGTTATCATATACTATTGTGCCATTCCTTGAAAATACTTGTTGCGCACTTGAAGGAGTGTTGCTTTGATAATCAAAAGCATTTACACTTCCTGTTGCAGTTGGAGTTGCGGTAGCAGTTTTATTCTTAAAGGATGAAAAAAGTATGTATGCTATTGCAATACCACCTAATATTTTTATGGTTCCTGCTTTCATATTAAAATCTAAATTTTATATTCTTTCTTTGATAATTATTGTTAATAGTATCTTGTTCGGAACTTGACAAAGATTGTTTTACAAAATCAGGAAGCATTAATGAAGCACCGAAAGAAAATCCCAAAGTTTGGGTTTGTCTGCTTCCAAAAGTATCAATTAATGCTTTTACATCTTCGTCAGTTTGAACCCTGCATAGTTGGTATATGGCATCACTTACATTGTCAGTAATAGCAATATCTTTTAAATCATTATAAATAGTATTGGCAATTATTTGCCATTCTCCTAAAGTCTTTGTTAAGTTACCTGTATTATATGTTAAGTAAGTTTGAACATTTTGAGTTTGCGATTGTTCCTGTGCAATTTGTTCGGCACTTTTCATAATGCCTAATTTCACTAAGATAGGTTTGACAATTAAAAAATAACCCGCACCAATTCCGATTGCGTATGTTATATATTTTGTATTTTGATTACTTTGTGCCATATAATAAAGGTTAAAAAAGTTACAACATTGCTAACAATGAAGCCAACTTAATACTATTCATTTCATTTAATTTTCTTAAGTGTTCAATGGTTACTCCTTTGCTCATTAAATCATTTAATATGTTTATTGACTCTTGCGGATTCTCATTTATACCTGCAATTCCTGTTGCTACTTCCATTCCACCTTCGCTTAATCCTAAAAACTTACTTACACCTGCAATCATTAACCCTTGTATTTGCGGATTTTTTAATAAAGATTTGAAAGTATCTTCTTCTTCCGGTTCATCTTGTTCAAAATCCCTTTCACTTAATTTTGATAATATTAAGTTTTGGTTTTCAATCATAGCTTTTAATAGTTGAGATGTTTCATTATCTCTTACTCCTGCTAAGTGTGTTGGGTTATAAATAGAACGTTCCAATTCAGCAGGTCTAAACTGAATTGAAGCATAGTGCGGAGTAACATTAGTAATATGCCCTGCCTTATCCTTTTTAGGATGCAATTTTAATGTTAGTAAGCTACCAACATTATTCATTTCAAAAGCGGAAATATTTTTTTCTAATATTTGACGACCTGCGTCCTGGTCATCATCATTCCAACTAAAATTCATTTGTTTAGGCCCCGACCAAACGGAATAATAAGGAGTGGACGAGTTATCGTCGTACCACTCCAATATTCCACGTGTGCCTGTAACCATTGCGTTATTTACAGCCATACTATTTATTTTTTAAAAATGATAGTAAACACCAAAAGAATAAGCTACACCTGTGGTAGCTAAAGCAGTTGGTAATACTACATAAGATTTTACCCACGAAATTGTAATGCCATTAATTGCAGGAAGCTCAAAAGTATATACATCGGGAGTTGCTCCTGTAACCATATTGTTAAAATTTAACATTGGCACGTTGTATATCAATTGCAAATCTCCTTCGTATAAAGTCAAAAAAGACTTTTTTAAATCAGCAAGTGTTACCGGAGTACTTCCTGTTAATGGAGTAGCGGTAATAGTACCTGGTGTATAAACTTGGATTGCAGTTATTTTTGCATTACGCAAATTTGGTAAATCCGGGAAATAAAAACGTGTTAAGGTACTGCTCGTAGGAACATTTATCTCAACCGCTTCAAATCTTTCTATTCGTAACATAATTGCGTTTTATAAATTTAAAAATAGGTGGTATTGGCCGACCACCGGCGGTAGCGTTTATACTTCGCAAAAGATTATTTTACGCTAGTGCAATTTTGTGCCAAAATGCCGTACCAATTTACGCTTACATAAGTATTTGAATCCAATGTACTTGGAGCACCTGGTAATACAATACTTGCGTTAATGTTACTTGCACCATTCAACACAATATTTGGTTCACATACTTGTAAACCAAATTCATCAAAACTTGATTGGTCTAATGAATATTGCGCAGGACTTGTTGCCGTTGCAGCATTAAAGTTTGTATTTTGTTGTGTTTGTGGAATATCTAAGTGTTGTAACATAGACCACTTTGGCAAAACGTTTTGATTGTTTACTTGAATGTTCAAATACCCGTTGTAAAGTGAATACAATTGAGCAGCACCTGTTGAAAATGCAGTTCTATTTGGATAAGTGTAAGATACTGCAACTGCGCTTGTAGAAGCACCACTTACTAAACAAATTTGAATACCACTTACAATAAATAAATCTTGAAGTGATAAACGTTGTTCTCTTACCGTTGGTGTCCCGTTAGTATTATCATTAATTAATACAGGAACGTGATATGAAGCACTTGAAGTACTTAAAAGAACCTCGCTTCTTAAATATGAAGGAGTTAATACTGCGTGAGAAGTATCGTATCCTAATTGATTAATTAATGTTCTTGAATTTTCGAACACTAATCTTTGACCGATAGTTGTAGCCATTTTTATTATTTTTTATTTTTTATTAAATGTGAAAAAAGTTAATTAGCATTTTTCTAACATAGCAGCGTTTCTTACACCTGCAATATAAGTTCCTTTACTTGCTAATTGGGTACCTGCGATATTACGAACAGGTTGGTTGCGATATGGATTAACCATAGCACCTAAACCTGCTAATACACCTGTACTTTGCAAAATTTTAACTCCACCAACTGCAATCATACCTGCGCCTAATTTGGCACCAACGTCGCCTTTGATAAATTTAGGGGTTAATACTCCTGCAACAATAGGAACTGCACCATTGATTAGGTTTTTTGTTCCTGCTGACATAGTACTTGTCGCCATTGTTTTGTTAATCATATTACCTACAAATTGAGCAATTACACCACCGCCTATTAAATAAGCAGCGCTTGAAATTGTTCCACCAACTCCGTGCATTGAATGACGACGGCGTTTTGTGTGGTGGCGTTTTTTAGCGTGAGATTTTCTTCTTGCCATTTTTTTTGATTTTTAATTTTTGTTTATGAGAAATTTTTAATTTAAATATGTTTTTTTAACTCTTTTGAGTGTGTTTCTAATTCTTTTAAATATTTTTTTAATCTTTCAGCAGTTTTTATATAAGTATTTTTATATTGTTTATTTGCAGGCATTTTTGATGCTACTAAATTTGTATGAATACCGAATTTAGTAGATGAGATTCTTTTTTGTAAAAGTTCATAATCGTCAAAAGCTCTTTTATTAAATCCATTCATCATATGTTTATGTTGAGCTTCATCTAATTTGTCAACATCTTTTTTTACTTTATGTATTCTACTTAAAATACCTTTTTCGCTAATTTTTTTCTTTTTAACACCACTAATTTTTCGTTTACGCTTAATTGTTTCGTATCCGTGTGGCATTTTTAATCCTTTCTTAGCTAATTCTTTTCTTACTAATGAACTATCTTTAGGGCCCGAAATTCTTTTTTTAGCTACTTTTTTAGCAGTTTTCTTTTTTCCAACAGGACTTTTCCCTTTATGTTTAGAAGAATATATTGCGGAAGCCTGTGCAACATAATCAGTCCATTTGGCAAATCTTTTAGGATATTTCTTTTTAATTGCCTTAGCTTCTTTTACAATCCATTGTAAAGCACTCATTGTTTTTATTTTTTTATTAATAATAATATTGCTAAACCAATACCTGCGTAAATCAATATATTTTTGTTACCTGTTATTAAGTTAGTTACACTTTGTATTGGACTTGCATTATAATTTATTTCAGCATCAGTAAACATTGCTCTTTGTAAATTAGCATACATATTATTTCCGTCCTGGTGTGTGTTCCTTACTGACAAAATATAGTTATTATAAAATATTTTATCGTCCGGTAATAATGTTTGATAATCATTAGGGTAATTTTGTCTATACCATAATAACAATTTTTCCGCTTCCACATCCTTAGCTTTATCACTAATCTTTGGGCCTGTTGCCAAAACTAATCCTAATCTATTTCTTGCATCAGCACTTGATAAATTATTCTTAATAGAATCTATCAATTTATTTGCGTCTGCGGCCGGATGTTCGAACATATTACTTATAAAAGGAATTATAAAAGGTAATATAGCTACTGCCGTATCTATAATAGCAGTAATTGGTAAAGCGGCCCCACCTGTTGCAGCAGTAACCTCAAATAATCCAATTTTATCTGCTTTATATCCTATATAACCTACGTTTTTCACTATTTCTTTCTAGTTAAAAAGTAAATACCTAAACCTGCAACTGCTAATAAAAGTATTGTATTGGTACTAATACCTGTACTTGAACTTGTTTGAGTTGAAGGCATATATTGTCCGGAAGCACCACCATAATAAGTTGGAGTTGGCTTTGTGGCCGTAATTATTCCTGGAGTTGCTTTTAATACTGAATCTAATACATCAGTAAATGTACTACCTATTCCTTCTTGGTTAATACCACTTAATCCTACTAATGACATTTTGTTAACGTTTTTATCTTTATAAAAATATGGTTGTTTTTTTTCGTTGAATTTATCCAATACAGGGTCAATCCAAAATTCTTCCCCATCTCCTCGAACCACACAAAACACGTGTTGCGGGATCTTGTCAAACGGGTCATAAGATGCGAACCTATATATTACTTCAATATCTTCTCCTAAATTCCTTCTAATTGCGTCTGCGATACCGCAGGACATAAGTGCAAACGATTTGCAATCGGAAGGAGTTGATACGATACTTGCAGGTGATTTTAAGAATTGCAAATCATTACTTTCGATTGAATAAGGAACATTCTTTTTTAAAAAATTAAAAATGTTCTTTGATGTTTCTTGTAAATCACTTCCAATAAAATATGGGTATATTTTATCGTATTCATCCGTGTACTTATTGTGCGTTTTTAATATTCCTGTAATAATATCACTTACTCCTTGATTCTCGACAACTACATTTTGTTTATTCAAAAATGGAGTTAGCTTTCCTAAAATTGTATTTTTAGTTATCATTAAAAATTATAATTAAAATTTAATGGAATAGAAATAAAATCTACTACCATATTTCCTTTAAATTCTAATGCAAATTGATTCGTACTAAATTTTCTCATTAAATCACTTATTCCTAAATAAGATAATGTAACAGGAATTGATATAATACTTGAACCGGAAATAATTGTATATGGAGTAATTCCAAAAACACTACCTACTTGTACACCATCAATAAATAAATCTCCTCTAATACTTTGTAAATCCGCAGTAGTAGATGTTGGATTATTTACCTGGACTTGTAAATTTAAAATAGGTTGCGTTAAACTTAGTTTAGAAAAGTCTAAACCCTTATAAAATATATTTATGCTTTTTGATAAAAGGTATTTGGAATACAAAATATAACCAACAATACCTAAAGCTAACCATCCCCAATTTTTATTCATTCAAATAAATTGTCCATAAAAGTACGGCATTTGTATTACAAAATAGCCAAAAACCGCCCTTTTTTGTTAAATTTTTCAATTGTGGATAAAATTAGGGTACAATTTAGTCTTATATTCGTAGAATAAAATTATATTCGCACTACCGCAGGTAGTCGAATATAATTTCTAAAGTACCCGTAATACCGACCTTTACATTAACTTTTTTGACCTTTAATTACATTAAATAGTAAAAAATATTAGGTTTATACCCAATTTTATATAAATTTGGGTATTACTAACATTTAAACCGCTATTTATGGCAAACACTACGTTGCAGGAGCATACTCTCCTGGATATTCAAAGACTCCAAAAAAAACTTAATGTTTTGGAGCAATTACAATCTCTTAAGAATTGGAATAACATTAGAATTATGTTTGAAGCTCAAAAAGACTTTAAACAGGATTTTATTATTTTAGACCAATTCATTTTTCCCTTTATGTTGGAACAGGAAATAAAAAACTTAATTGAAGATTCAATCGACCAATTAAAAAGGGATGTGGAATCATTATCTTTTAAACTTAAAACCATTAACGATGAAAACTAAAAAATACACTATTAGAGAAATTTTTAATTGGTTTACATCAAATGAAGATTTGTTAAAAATGCTTTATAATAAAAATATTAAAAAAGATAAAAACATACCAAAAAATGCTTTTCCATTTGAAAAGTTTTGTCTTGTTATGTTTGAACAACAAATGGATGAATATGATAAATTAGTATTAAAAACAAAAAAAAATAATATATGAAAATTGCAGTAAGTAACGCTTTTACAACTATGCCTGTACAGGACAAATTCGGTTCAATTGTTTTTCCTATGAATGGAC